ACAACACTGTTGCGTAAATACAACACAGGGTTTTCCCTTAGGTAGAAACCCTAATAGGGTTAACCCTCATGCGGTGGGTGCATAGGGTTATGCAAATTTTGCATGGGGTCGGGGGAGGCGGATGGTGCTTTTCTGGGGGTCTTGACCTTGCTTGCCCTTGCTGATGTTTCACGTGAAACGTTGGGGAAAAAACGTGGGGCTAGCGGATGGATTGACCGCCACAATTCCAGGCATTCATTGAACCCGATGCTTAGGTCTCCATCGCCGGCCGACAGTAGTATTTCCCGTTGTTCCGGCGTCAGTGTTCGCTTAAAAACCCGCGTGTCTTGTTTGCATGGCCTTGGCATAAGTGTTGGCTAACCTACTGTATAAAGGATCAGTGCTTTTCTAAGGGTTTCCCCTATTCTAGGGGCGTTTAGTTTCCTTGACAATTCTAGTCAACCCGCAAGCACAACGCATGGCGGTCTCTTAAGGGAACATCATGGAATCAATCTTCGCATTCAACCAGTATCGCCCGCTCACTGAAGAACAGATCGAGCGGAAAGTAGAGATTCAGATTGACCGCCTGGATCGTCATTTACTGGGAAATCAGATCACGCAAGAGCAGTATGACCGGGACATCATGGCCCTGGATACATGGGCTGCTCAGCAATACGAGTTTACAAAATCTTTCCAGTGAGGTTCCGCCATGAATGCATTCATCAAAACCACGGCAGGCCTTCACAAAATCTATCGGTCTGGCAATGATTGGAAGATCGTTTTTCCGGACGGGTCGGAAAGATGGCGGTCTGTTTGGCCTGATCATGCCAAAGCATCATTAGTCCAGGCCTTGCGTCTGATTCCGAATGCCGATCATCTTGATCTGCAAATCGTTGACCTGTACAAACAATCTTGATTGGAGACATCATGCCCGGATTTGATCATTCCCATATGTTTGACATCGTTGAATCAAAACGATGGATCAACGATGACGGTCGCACAGCATCTGTTCACGGGTCTGTTCCGTGGACATCAGACTCAGATCGGTCTGCTTGGAGAATTCAGGTTGTCGGTTACACAGTACAGCATAAAAAGACGGGAACAATTGGAATCGGTCGTCAACCTTGGAAGACCCTGCAAGACGCCGAAAACTGGTTGTACGGTCGTTGATTGACATTTCAACCTGATGCGTCTTTTGGGCGCATTGGGATGCAATGTCGCATCTATTCCCTTCGGGGTCTTTTTGGAGCATTTAGCATGAAAAATCCGCGTTATATCCCTTCCGGTTATACCCTTTACGCCAAAGATGAGCGCTTCGGGTTCGAGGTTTACGCCAGCACAAGCCCGCGCATTGTTGCAATGGCCTTCGGCGGTAAGCGCTCTAAACCTGATTGGCACTACCGATTTCAAGATATGACCCGTCTTGATGCCAAGATCGCCGAAACCCTGGCGGGCTTGATGTCTTGGGAAGATCGCAAGGTCAAGCACAAGGCCCAGCGCAGCGCGCCCCATGATGTCAAGGTCGGGGACGTTTTCCGCTGCTCGTGGGGATACGATCAGACCAACATCGATTTTTACGAGGTTACTGCCGTTTTTGGTCAGATGGTGGAAATCCGTGAGATCGGACAAGATCGGCAGGAAACCGAGTTTATGCAGGGTCAATGCGTACCCTTGCTGGGCAGTTACAGGGGCGATGCCATGCGTAAAAAGGTCAGCATGGGATCTGGAGAACCATCGATTCGAATTTACTCATTTGCCAGCGCATACCGCATGAAACCGGTTGCGAAGATCGCTGACAAGCCCCTTTTTGAGTCGTCACACTGGACGGCATATGCTTAACAGTACATTCCCTGCTTATCAGACGGCAGGGATTGCGGCCCGATGGGGCTGCTTTTCCTGCTGTACTCCACTAGACCCCAACACGACAGAAGATGCCGGTTATCCACCAGGAAGCGGGCAATACCGTATGCAATGCCTTAAATGTCGATCTTGGACATTTTTTGACCTAATGCAGCCTGAACCCTGGCCCTTTCCTGCTTCCATCTGAAATCCATCTGAAATCCATCTGAAATCCATCTGGAGAAACCATGTCCGACAAAATCCTAGATTTCATCGCTGCCCTGCTATGCGGTGCAGTCCTCACAGCCCTTGCCCTGGCCTACTTCGACGTCCTATGCAAATAATCACAATTGACCATTACGTCGGGGACGATCTGACCCTGATCTGCGATCTTGAATATCACCCTGCCGATCCGGGTCAACCAGACCCTGAGCGGGGCGATTGCTGCCCACCATCACCAGCAGAGTTCTACCTAATCAAGGCGTGTATCCAATGTGTGGATGGGTGCATGGTTGATGTTACGCCCCTGATCTCTGACGATCTGCGCGATTTGATCGAGATAACAGCAGGGGGCGATCTATGATCTACGCAGTAGCAGCCCTGGTGCTTCGCATCATCCTGGGCAAAAAAAGCTAAATTAGCCAAGTTATCGCCAAAATATAAACCCGCTAATCTCACTCTATGGCCCTTCGGGGCCATTTTTATTCCATCTGCTCACGGATCAAGAGATCAATTCCTGGGTGCTGGCTGTAAACCTTCGTCATGTGCAAGCTAACGATCTGGCTGTCGTCCAGATAAACAATGCAATTTAGGGAGTCTAGTACCGATTTTGCAAGGTTGTCTAGGTCTGGCTTCTTGGTTGGCTTCTCAGAACCCGCCAAACAGGCCGCTATGCGTTTTTTTGGATAGCTCTTGGGGATAGGTAGCCTGAAGTATAGATAGACCGCTAGAGGCGTTTCTAGCGGCTCTCTGGTCATGGCCTGCCTTGCAGCTTCCCGAACTTCGGTTTCAAAATCCTGAGTCTTTTTTGGGGTGTATGTCCGGACAATGTCCCCAATCTTCGCAAATTTGGGTCTGCCCTTCGGTATAGGGTTTATGTCTATATGAAAAGTTAAGCTAAACATCAGTCACCGCAAAAGCAGTCTATGCCATCAGCGCCATCAAACAATTCGCGCTGATTGGAGACAAAATTAATCATATCCTTGTAAGCTGGTATAGCGTTATTGAATCGTGCGCCTATTCGCGACTCCTGATCTGCCCACCAGATCGCCCGCTCTGGGTTGCTTTTCACCAAATTTAGTAGATGAGCCGGTTTTTTTAGATAGCACAGGTCACAATTGCTAAGCAAAGAATTTCCGTCTACTGTGACTGTCTCCAGATTGAAAGGCTGTTTAGACCAGAAGTCTAGAACCTCAAAATTTGACACTCCCGCGCTTGCCAGAGGCGTCAGTTTTTCGTCCTTGTTGTCTCTCATCTTTGCCACACGCCTAGGCTCATCAGCCCTGATGCCGACAAAGGTTGCAAAGTCATTCCAGCCCAAAGATGCCAGATATTTTTTCATTGGCAGGATTTTTAGCTCTGTCGTGCAAAACCTAGCAAAAGTGTTCGGAAGATAGTTTTTCTTTGTGATCAGCGCCTCAAATGGTTCGCCTTTCTTGCTGGAAGACTCAAAATCGACAACAGCAAATCCTGGCGGCTCTGCTCTGAACTCTAGCCAAATGATCTCAACACCCCACTCCTTCGAGCAGCGATCAACAAACCTCAGAGTTGCCTCATCCTCTTTGCCCGTGTTTGCAAAACAAACTTTCGCCTCCTCAGGCAATCCGTTGTTTTCTTGCAACACTCTCCAAAGCATATAAGCACTTGTCCTGCCGCCAGAGAAGCTGATGCAGGTTGGGCTATCAATTTTGAAGTGGTTCATTTTTCTTGGTTCATCCAGTACCTGAGTTCAGTTGCAGCTTCTTTGCCCCTGATCTTCTCAATGTCCCCAATAATACCTGCCCACCATGCCCGAGCTACTGCTGCGCCCTCCCTGCCAGCTTTCATCCGGTAGCGCCTGAGCCATTCTTTTGCCTCACATCGTCTCATGTACACGCGTTCGTTTTCGTCCACGCAAAGTCACCATAAATAGATTTTGCCGCACAAATATAAGCAAAATGAGCTTCTTCAGGCGTTTTAAAGTATCCTAAATGTTTAGATCTATTGTTAATTTTTATTGACGCTTTAAATTTACCTTGATCAAAACATACGCCTTTTAGACCTATTTTGTTGTTACTATTTGCCCTGCGATTTACATTATTTTGCACAATTGTTGCTGGTCTTAAATTTTCTATCCTGTTGTCAGTTTTATCGCCATTTATATGATCCAAAATATCTGGGCAAACATCGTAATGAAAGGCAAAAATTAAACGATGAACCCGATATCGAACATTGTTTAATGTACAAGCCCTATACCCATTTTTTTCTATCCATCCAACAATTACCCCCTTTTTCGCTTTTGCATATGTTTTTTTCCAATACAAATTTCCATCTTTGTATTCAAAAATCTCTTGCAATTCTGTTTTTGTGGGCAATGTTTTGATAGGTTTCATAGATTACTCCATCAATTTTGTCGCCTCCATCTGTCTCATGGTCGTCCAAGTCTCCCGTAAGGCGGAGGGCACGATCAACGATTTCTCTCGGGTAGAAGACCCCTGCTTTAACCCTGTCGAGGATTTTTTTCGCTTGGTCATAGGTCATTGTCCGCCCCTTAAAGCTGCTAGCCTTTGCCTGATGTGATCTGGCATCGTAACCGCACCAGCCATGCGCTCTTGGTACTGCTCTGCCATCGTGACGGCCTTTTTTGGTTCTGGTATCTCTGCCCCGTCCCATCTTTGTTGATTCAGGTAGACCAGCGGAGCCGGTATGTACGCGCCGTTGTCTTTTCGCCACTGGTCGGTGGTTTTCATCCACTCAACGTGCTTGATGATCTGATCTGCACAGGTTTCGTAGTAGTGCTTCTTCCACTTTGCTAGACAAGCTGCCTTTGCGCCTTTTCTAAAACTCTTGGGCCATGCTGCCCAGAATCTGTCGAATCCACTCTCAAACATTGCGCCTCCTGTAGTTGAATCATAAACACCATAATTCATATGGTTCACCCAAAAGACCCCCCTACCCCACAGAGTGTGAGGAAGGACGAGTTAGGTTCACCCCCCATTGAAGGGATCGTCATGCTACGGATTGTCCGTATGCCCCAGGCTTGACGATTCGACCAGCCCACCGGATTGTTCGGGAACTGCCCCCTAGCCTTGCGGCATACCGGCTACCCTTTTCTTCCACGCCCTCAGGTTGAAGTCTTACTATCGTGTGGAGTACGGATGTCGAGCAGAAAACAAAAAAGCCGCTTAAGTTCTACCCCCGATAGCGGAACCCCGGGGAGGTGTCCGGGGCCGGAGGTAGACTTAAACGGCCTTACATGTCGTCCGCTATGACAACGGAACGAAGTCTCTAGGATTTTTTGGAGCTTGTCAAGCCCCTACTGCAAATAGGGTGTTGGTGGCCCGCATAAAGCAGCGTTCGCCAAACAGAAAGGAAGCATCGGCGCTAACCCGATGCGCCACCAACGGGGCTAATCGTAAACCACTCAGGCTTCAAGTGCATGAGCTGGTAGACCCTGCCCTGTGGAATCTTCTTCCAGTTGCTCACAGCGCCCCTACTGATGCCCAGCAGCCTAGCCAATGCAGCCGCATTGCCAGCCCTTGCGATTGCTTCTTCTTTGGTCATGTGTTTATTTTACTACACATTGGATTAGGGTTTGTCCTAATGACTGATGTTTAGTGGGCTATACAATGATGGCTTATGAGAGGAAAAGGAACGCCCTACTACGGAAAGCTAATGACTGATTCGTTGCCCAGCGAGGTCAAGGCCATTTGGTACAGCCGAGATGCTGAGTTGCCGGAGCTGCCAAAACACGGCTGGTCATGGGAATTGCAGACCGACATAGAAGCCATTGAAAAGCACGATCTCGTTGTAAAGCTGCTGGAGGCCATACCGCTGACTGAGCGAGAGGATCTTGTGGTGCGACTCGTGGTGCTAGAGAACGAGACTTTCCGCGATGTTGGCGATCAGTTGGATTGCACCACTGAACGGGCGCGTCAGATCTACATGAAGGCTATACGCAAGCTCAGGACTAAACAAGCCGCCGTTACCGGAATTGCTATTTGGCCTTATGAGTGTGAGATCAACACCTGGAGAGGTTGGAAGCACTTTGAGAAGAATCGACCATGAGCCTATCAGACCATCAGATTTTTATGCTCAAGCACTTCGCTTTGGGCTGGAAATTCAGGCTAAAAAATGACAAGCCTGGAAGCTGGATAACCTACTGGTCACTTAGACGGCGCAAGCTGGTAGATGCCGGTAGCGTAGTGACGAAGCTGGGCCGTGAGGTACTGGCAAAAGAGTTAGATCTACAAGCCAAACGAAAGGAAAAAAATGAGCATTGAAGCAATGAAGCAGGCGCTGGGAGCATTGGACGCGTACATGAACGCCTCAGATAGCCAGGAAGATGCAAGAGCACACACAATGCTGTCTGTGGCGGCTGGAATGCTCCGCGCCGCCATCATAGAGGCTGAGAAGCAACCAGCACAGCGTGAGTGGGTCGGCTTCACAGATGAAGAGATCAACGAGTACGACTACGAGCATCGAGACTTCATCTACGACATCGAGGCCCTGCTGAAGCACAAAAACACCAGATTAGGGTAAATCCCTATTCCGCAGTGTTCAGAAGCCTATACACTACATCCCATGCCGCAGCATCCCGCAGCGGTCTTTAAGGAGCGAAAATGAGTATCGAGAACCTGCTCAAGACTAACGTAAATGAGCATCTATCATACAACCCAGATACAGGATTATTTACCTGGCGTATGAAGCGCGGCAACAAAGCCGCTGGATCCATAGCAGGAAGTCAACACAATAACGGATATCACACAATTTTTTTGTGTGGTCGTAGATTTTACGCGCATCGCCTAGCTTTTTTGTTTATGCGCGGCAACCTACCAACTGGCGTTGTTGATCATATCAATGGCGTCAAGAATGACAACAGGTGGATAAATCTACGAGATGTTTCTCAAAGTGAGAACATGGCAAATAGATCTGGAGCACAAAAAAATTCAAAGACTAAACATCTTTGTGTGAGCCCTCATGTTGCTGGTGGATACGTTGTTCAGATTAGGCGAAACAAAAAACGCATCTATGTAGGATATTTTAAAGAACTGGAAGCCGCATTAGTTGCTTATAAAGGAGCCGCAAATGAGTATCTCTGAACTTTTAAAAATCAACGTCAACGAAAAAACAGAGCGCAAGAATGGCCTGACCTACCTAAGTTGGGCATGGGCTTGGGCTGAAGCCCTGAAAGCTGATCCAACAGCCACATTCAAGGTCGAGACGTTCAAGCGCGATCAGTACACCGAAGAGCCGTTCATGACCCTGCCAGGAGGCACTGCAATCGTCTGGGTCACTGTGACGATCTTTGGCAAGGCAATGACCTGCCAGCTTCCAGTCATGGATCACCGCAACAAAGCTATCCCGAATCCAGACGCCTTCCAAGTCAATACGGCCATCATGCGCTGCATGACTAAAGCTCTGAGTCTGCATGGCCTGGGTCTGTACATCTATGCCGGTGAAGACCTGCCCGAAGGCGATGCCCCTGACGTTACAGACTGGCTGTCAGCTATCGAGGCCACAGTGACTGGTGAAGAGCTTCAGACGGTCTACAAACAGGCCTACGAGGCTTGCCAGGGCCATCAGGAGTCCATCAAGAAGGTGATCGAGGCTAAGACCGCCCGTATTGCCCGTGCCAAGCAGGAGAAAGCAGCATGAAAGACACAGGAGGACCAGCTTTCCCGTTTGACGGAACCCATGCTTTTACCGGGATGAGTCTGCGAGACTACTTCGCGGCCAGGGTGATGCAGAGCTTTATTACATCGGATCGATTTGTCACCTATGAATCCTGTGCTGTCGATTCTTACGCAATGGCAGACGCTATGCTGAAAGCGAGGCAGTCAAATGGCTGACCAACGCACAGACGCATGGCTCCAACAGAGAATTGGCAAAGTCACGGCCAGCAACTTGCACAAAGTGCTAGCCAAAACCAAGACCGGCTACGGGGCTGATCGGGGTCATTACCTGACCCAGCTAGTCCTAGAGCGCATTACAGGCCAAAAAGCCGATTCCTACACCAATGCAGCCATGCAGTTTGGTATCGAGCAGGAAGCCTTCGCTAGAGCCGCTTACGAGGCCCATAGAGGCGTTTTGGTGGAAGAGGTGGGGTTTATCCCTCATCCGACAATTCCAATGGCTGGAGCGTCTCCTGATGGCCTCGTAGAGGACGGTATGGTAGAGATCAAGTGTCCAGAATCGGCAACCTTCCTTGAAGTGCTGCTATCCCAAAACCCTGTTGCTGGCAAGTACTTTGCCCAGATGCAGTGGCAAATGAGGTGCGCCGACAGACCCTGGTGCGACTATGTTGTTTTTGACCCACGTTTTCCACAAAAAATTCAGTTGGTTATACATAGGGTAAATCGGGATGACAGATGGTTGGCAGAAGCTGAAACTGAGGTCAAGAAGTTCCTTTGCGAAGTAGAGGAAAAAGTGCAATCGTTGAAACAGAAGATTGGAGAATGAAATGAGTAAAGTTCTGAAAGAGATTTCCTGCGTTACGGGCGAGTACAAAAACGCCCAGGGCGAGGTCAAGAAGCGATACACCCGCATCGGCAGCATCATTGACACCAAGAACGGTGCCATGCTCAAGCTGGACACGATCCCGCTTAAAGAGGGTGGCTGGGATGGCTGGGCCTACCTGAACGATCCCAAAAAGGAGGATCAGCAGGCCCGTCCAGTACGACAGGCCAAGCCCGAGTTTGAAGAAGACTTGCCCTTTTAATCATGAAAGCAGCAAGCCTAGAGAAATCGGATCGCCTTAATAGGGTCCGTGATCTGCTGCTTCAGGGTGGGGAATTCTCCACTCTGGACATCATCAAACAGGCAAACGTCTGTGCGGTGAATTCAATCATTGCCGAACTGCGTCAAAACGGCATCGGTATCTCTTGTCAGCGCAGGGGCGAGAGATGGTTTTATAAACTGGAGGAAGTATGACTGAAACACGAAAAGAATCTTCAATTAGCCTGGGTGATATGAAAAGTATCTTTATTACCCAATCATTTGACAACAAGACGGTTGTGGCTTTGTATGTCCCAGGAGGATATATCTACATCAATCTTGATGATTGTCAGCTAGAACAGTTCATTGATGCCCTTACACAGTTCAAAAAGGAACCAGCATGAAAAAAGTACTCGCAGCCCTTGGAATCGCCCTTGTAACCACTGGTGCATGGGCACAATGCTCGACTCATACCTACGTGATTAACGGACGGATGGTGACTTGTACAACCTGTTGCTATGGACCTAGCTGTTCGACCAACTGCTTTTGATGAACCCATTTGATCCCAATTACAAGGCCCAGATTAGCCTGAAAGACCTGGAGCGATCCAGAAAGACCTCCTATCAGGCTAGTCGGGTCGTCAATGCAAGACGTTTATCTGGCGTAGAGCCAAGCAAGTCATACGCTACTCGGGTTGGGGCTTACAAAGGCACCAATCCAGAAGCAATGACCCTAGAAATGGCTGAAATGACGCCTCACAAGAGGACTATTGAGAAGAAAGGCAAGAAATGAGAGACAGCGACATTGTTGACATATGGCGCAAGCACAAGGAAGTTCACGCATTTGCTAACGAGATTCTGAACATCGAGCGCAAGATCTGTGCAGAGATTGCCGACCAGAATGAGCGCAAACATGAGCTACGTCAAATTAAAGGCAAGTGGGAATGGGTTAGTCCAGCCGCTGAGGCTATCAGGGCCAGGATAAAACCATGACCCGTGATGACATCATTGCAATGGTGCAGGAAGCCATCATTGACCATTCCAACGACAACCCTTTCGACTTCAGACTAACTACTATGGAGCAAATAGAACGCTTCGCCGCCCTTGTAGCCGCAGCCGAACGTGAGGCGTGTGTGAAGGTTTGTGATACGTTATCTGATCAACACGGATGGGAAGGCTGTTATGCAGATGAATGCGCTGCTGCAATCCGTGAAAGGGGGCAAGACCCCATTCCTTTGTTCGACGACTGGGAAGGCGGGTTTCCCTATAAGGACCAGAAATGAAGTCTAGAATTCTTGACCCAAATTTTAAGTACATCAACTCGGCAGCGACCAATGTCCAAGAGACATGGCGAAAATTCGGATGGAAACCACTAAATGAAATGCCCCAAGTGCGGAGCGTGGAGCCTAGTAAAGGACACCAGACAGAAGAACGGGATCGTCCAAAGATCCAGAGAGTGCGGTAATGAGCATCGTTTCACCACTGAAGAGCGGGAAATCACATCTAAGCCTCGTGGAAGGCCCAGACTTCGCAACATGGAAGACGGAGACTCTAGTTCAGTTCGCTAAACAGGCTCATGAGCGCATGAAGGCTCAAGAAGAGCAAATAGAAGCCCTACGGATGGATGTCAGGGCCGCAATAGAATCTTATCGCAAATTGCTTATAGAGAGCCAACGTCGATAACCTTGCCTCTGAACTCAATCTTGTCTTTAGCCCAGCGGTGAACAAGCTCAGGCCACAGCAACCTACCATTGTGGAAGGTCAGCACGGAAAACCCAGACCTCCAGTTCACAGGATTGTCCTCAAGATAGTCCGTGAATTGGGGTCCATCAGTCTCCGCTAGAGTGCCCGTATCAACGCCAAACCTATTCCCGGCGTAATCAGCAAACGGGGTCACTTTGAGGCTGTGCAAGTGCCCAGTAACGATGTTTAGACCAGCGTTAACCGTGTTGTTATGGGTGGCATGAAGCCCTCCCTTGAACCTGTGCTTGACGACTACGTTTTCTGTCGGCCAGCATGACCAGCATGGAACCCAGGCAGGGAAGTGATCCGATAGCTTAAAACCACCCACAGCCATGTATTCAGGTACTGTGTTGGCCAAGCGGTTCTCAAACCGAGCGTCATGGTTGCCCAAAGCCCAGACCAGCTTGGCATCCTTAGAGGCATCCTCAATCTCGCCCAGGCTAGCCTCACAAGCGCGTAGTTCCTGAATGACGGTCGGCTTGGAATCCCACCCGATCCTGGGGAATCTACTGATGGCAGATCCGTCAAATGCGTCGCCATTATTGATGATAGCTTTTGGCTTTAGCTCTTTAATAGCCCAAAGCAATCCCTTGAACGCAGTAGACCTGATCCCAGGCCAGAAATGGGCATCAGAGAACACCAAAACAGTCCCATTCTCAATGCCAAGATGATGCCTTGCCATTGATGGCTGAACAGATTCAGTCTGGCCTGTTGTGTTCCCAGAAGCAGATCTCGTTATCAGCAGTTGTTGGGTTTTGTTCTCAATCCTGTTGCGACGGGCCATGATGCCGCGCTCAGAGACACCAAGAATCCGAGCGATCTTGACAGGCGATTGATACTTATCCCAAAGCTCAATAAATTCTTCTTCACTGACAACCGGCTTTGGCATATAGTGCCCTCTCTAGTACGTTGATTACGCGATGCTCCACAGACTCCAAGTCCTCGGGAGTCGCTGACCTATCTTGGGCTGTTGTTATCAGGTCGTATAGGAAAACGTGCAAGCACTCGTGGAGTGCCGTCATGGACAGCGTTTCGCTGTTGATTGGAGAAGCGCCAAAGTCACCCAGCTGGTAGGTGCCTAGTCTGGCTTGGTTATCGCACTGCATAGAAGCCATAGCGCCCTTGGCTGGCTTCATACTGCGCTCTAGTCTCCAATCCATTAGATTGAGGACTGTCTGCCAGTGTTTAACGCATTCGTCGAACTCTAAAGCCTGCTCTACAGTAGGCCTGTTTTGCGGTTTTGCCATAACTGCCCATTGTTCTGCTCATCTATGACAAGAATAATTCGATCTCTGCTTTGCGGCGGCGCACAAGGCCAGGAAGCTCCTTGCCGCCACCCTTGGTCCAAGACATGAATGCCTCCGCAGCACCTTCCCAATCGCCACGGTTAGCCTTCATGCGGATAGTTGATCTCTGTAGGTTCCCTAGCCCAGCGTTAAAGGCGAAAGAGACAAGAGCGTCAAAAGCGCCTTGACGGCCAACAACGCCGGGAACAAGTCGTAGAACACCACGTTCAAAACTTGCGACATCAACCGTGAATAGTTCATCGATCTCCGCTTTGCTCCAGACACGCGCATCCTCCGGTTTTAAAGGATAGTCCTTACGAGCCGTCTTACCATCAGTCGCAACCATCGGTAAACGGATCTGATCTTGGTATAGGACATGACCGTATCCGATTGTCCAGATATGCGCTGGGCAGAGATACGGCTTGTTCCTACAACCCTCAAAGCGGTGCATGAGGTCTACACCGGCCTTGGATAGCTTCATTTCTTAGCCCAGTTACGCGACCCGAACCAAAATCCAATAATTCCACCCAACATAGCCATCTCATCTGGGCTAAAGATGATGTCGGCGTATTTCAAAACATCATCAATGCTGTCTACCATGCCTGGATTGGCATATAGGTAGTAACACAAAAAGGCGTTGATCAGCACAAGTTCGATCACGAAGATGTAGGTCACAGTAGGACGAACCGTGCCAATGTAGTTCGCCACCCACCTGCTTGCCTTCTCCAGCACCTTCTCATCGTGCTTTAGAGCAGCCTCGGTCATCTGGGCCTCGCTCTGCATCATGACCTGCTCCGTGCGGATCTCCTCAATCCTTTGCTGTGCTGCAAAGCCCTGAGCAGCCAGAGCAAGCTCTCTCTCAGTCTGAATCTTGGCTAGTGCCAGTTCGTGCTTCTGATCTGCTTTGTTCTGGAAGAACTCCAAGAGCTTTGGCAAGCCAGAGATCAGTAGGCCACCAAGGGTAGAGATGAGAGATAGCATTGATTACTCCAAAGGAGGTTGTGTCAACAAGGTACTAGCTACGCCACGGCCATACATGGATGGAAGCGGCGCAGGAGTTTGACCGCTCAACAAACCACCAACCGCTCGTTGTGCAGCCCGTTGGCGCAATGCAGCTTGTAACTGGTCAGCCGCAAAGCCAGCAGCAGCAGTTGGAACGGTGTACATGAGTGTTTCTGGGCTAGTAACACCAGCAGCGCCAATACCACCAGTAATCAACTGGCTACGTTGTGGGTTAAACCTAGCCAGCAACGAAAGGAAGTTGTCCAATTTGCCGCCATTAGCAACAGCACGGATTGCGTTACGCTCATTCTCGTTGAAGAGGCGCATCTTTTCTTTGTTGGCAGCAAGATTGATAAAGCCAGTGCGGATAAGTTCGCTTTCTGATGCCGTAGGACGCAATGCACGAGCTTCTGCTGTATCGAGAATGTCCTGCAAAGTCGTAGCTCTGCTTAGGTTTCGCCAATCCTTACGGGCAGCAGCAAGCGTTTTTACAGCCTCATCAATGCCGCCAGCGCCAGAAGTGACGTTCTTTGGCGAAAGATTAGCCACATAGTCATCAATACCGCCAATAACCTCTTTGCCAAGCCTTCTCACGTTCTTGTCTTGATCAGATAACAAGACATTGGCAAGACGGCGCATCTGGTCAACATCGCTAAAAGAAACATCGCCACGTTCGACGATGCTTTGGTACTTTTTAAGGGTGTTGGCAACCGCTGGAGCATTTTCTGGCAGATAGTCAACAGCATCAAGACGGACCCTGATTTTGTCAACAAGCTCGTTTGCTGATGTTTGATTCAACTTGATGCCAAGATCAGCAACTTTTCTGTAGTTACGCTGGGCGCTTTCTTGAACCTGCTGCATGGTTGGCGGAGCAGGTTGTTTGCCCGACGCAATACGGCCAGCAATGTTTCCAGCAGACTGACCAACAGCACCAGCGACACCGACTCCAGCCACTAAAGCTGCAAGATCACTGCCGGTTATTTCTTTGACCTCTTCGGCAACAGGTTGGGCAACAGTAGCAGCCGCAGCAGAAGCAGGAAGTTGCCTTGCGAGATCGCCTCCAAACGCTGCTGGAGCAGCACGAGCAGCACCAGCCGCACCCGTCAATGCTTGCATACCAGCCTGAGCAGCACGCTCTGCACCAGTTTCAGGCGCAGGCAATCCCATTTGCGTCAATCCCTGTTGCTGCATTTGTGACAGGTAAGGCATACGACTTTGAGAGCCAAGTAGACCAGCGCCAAGGTTGTATGCACCACTCAGGAAATCAGTAACCGTAGTAACAGGAGCAGAAAAGCCAGTAATGACCGCCCTAGTTGCAAGACCCGGACCTCTTGCTAGAGCTTCAGAAGTCGTTTGTTGCCGTGGCTGCGGTACTGGTTCTTGTGCGCCAACATCAAACTGATCAAATGAAGTTTGTGACTTGGTGTCAAACTGATCAAATGGATTAGACATTACTTTTCTCCAAGTACACGATCAGCCTGACCAGCACCATATTTTTTATCAAAATCTGCCTTCAGGCTTGGGTTTTGACGCAAGTAATCAATAGCCTGTTGAGGAATTGTTACCGATGGCGTTGCTTGACTTGGCGCAGCTGGACGAGGACGATTAACTCCAAAGTACGGAGATACACCTTGAGACTCCCTGCGACTTTCCAATCGAGTTCTGGTTCGATCTTGGGCCTTTTCGGTGGCATTACGGAAGTTGGTCAGCGCATCTAAAGTAGTCTTTGTATCGTATTTACCAAACGCAGCAATCAACTCATTAGCAAAGCGCAAAACGTCTTTGTCAGTCTGAACACCTTTTGCAGCATCAGTCTTCAAGTTGGTTGCCTCTTGCACAGCCCTTTGCAAATTAGCAAAAGCTCGGCTTTGGTCGGTAGATCC